ATGAAGAAGGAAGAGTTAGTGGCAAAAGGGCTGACCGAAGAGCAGGCTACGTCCGTCATTGACATCTACACAGAGGAAATGAAGGGATTTATTCCCAAGAGCCGTTTTGATGAAGTGAATACGGCTAAAGCTGATCTGGAAAAACAGGTGGCCGACCGGGACAAGCAGCTGAAAAGTTTAAAGGATGAGGCCAAGGACAGTGAGGCCCTTCAGAACAAGATCACGGAGCTGGAGGAGGCCAATAAGCAGACGAAAAAGGAGTACGAGGCAAAAATCCGTGATATGAAGTTGACCAGTGCCATTAAGAATCAGCTGACAGACTGCAAATATCCGGATCTAATGGCTGACAAGTTCGACCGGTCTAAGCTGATCTTGGCAGAAGATGGCAGCGTGTCCGGATTGACAGAGCAGCTTAAGACGGTGAAGGAGACCTACAAGGAGCTCTTTACTCCGCCGGTATCCGGCAAGACCCCACCCAACAACGGCAAGACTCCTCCCCAGGGTGCGGCCGGCGCCGACCGAAAGGCAGAACTGGAAAAGTTGATCAATGATCCGAAGACCCGTCTTGCGGATCGTATCGCAGCAAGAAATGAATTATTTAGCCTGGAACAGGCAGGAAGTGAGGAATAATCTATGGCAAATGTAAGTGGAACAGGAACAGTGTGGAATCTTCCTAATTACGCGGGAGACCTTTTTACCGCTGATTCCACCAATACCCCTATTTTAAGCGCCATTGGCGGACTGACCGGAGGCGTGCAGACGGAAAACTTTGAATTTTCTACGGACTCTCAGTACAGCCTTCCGGAGGCGAAGCAGCCGGAAATTACAGAGACGGCATCTTTGACAGCTCCGACGGCAGAGGAGATCGTCAGGACGCAGAACACTAATGTGACCCAGATCTTCCACGAGAAGGTATCTATCTCCTATGTGAGGGAAAGTAACCGCGGTCGGATGAGCGGCCTGAATACTGCCGGACAGCAGAGCAATGTCCAGACTACGGAGAAGGACTGGCAGATTGCGAGGAAACTGGAGAAGATTGCCCGTGATGTTGAATACACCATTATCAACGGTGTGTATCAGAAAGCGGACAGTGCGGCAACCGCCAATAAAACCCGCGGTCTTCTGGCCCTTTGCGGCGGCGATGGTGGTACTAAGGTTGATGGTAAGAACGCAGCTCTTACCAAGGCACTGATGCAGCAGCTTTTTAAGGCTATGTATGATGCTGGCGCTGTGTTCTCTAACATGGTTCTGTATGTAGGCAGTACCCAGAAGCAGATCATTACCGATATTTATTCCTATGCTCCAGAGGATCGGAACGTGGGCGGCACCAATATCAAGCAGATTGAAACAGATTTTGGCAACATTGGTATTGCTCTTGATCGTTTTATGCCTCAGACAGCGGTGTTGGCAGCTGAGATGTCCGTGCTTGCTCCTGTATTCCAGCCAGTTCCAGGGAAAGGCAACTTTTTCTATGAGGAGCTGGCCAAGACGGGCGCGTCTGAGGAAGGCCAGATTTTTGGGCAGTTTGGTCTGGATCATGGCCCTGCATTTATGCATGGTGCGATCACTGGCCTGAAAGGATAAGGTGAGCACATGAAGAAGAATTTTGATATGTCCGGGATCCCGCCAAAAGTGCGGGAGATCCTGGAAGATTTTGATGGAAGGATCCCTGCATCCGGGATGAAACAGGGAGCTGCTGTGGCAGATGCGG